ATATAGGTGTAGTTGACCATTGGAATAACGAAGCTGAGGGATTAAAAGGAGATCAAGATGCTTTAAATGAATTTTATCGTCAGTTTCCAAGAACTGAAGAACATGCGTTTAGAGATGAAACTAAAAACTCTATATTTAATCTTGTTAAAATATACGAGCAAATAGATTATAACGAAGAAATGTCTAGAACTCTTGGTGTTACAACTGGTAATTTTCAATGGGTTAACGGAATAAAAGATTCACAAGTAATATTTTATCCAGACAATAAAGGTAGATTTAAAGTTAGTTGGGTTCCACCTCAACAGTTACAAAATAGAGTGGTGTTAAAAAACGGTATAAAATATCCTGGTAATGAACACATGGGAGCATTTGGTTGTGACTCTTATGATATATCAGGGACTGTAGATGGAGAAGGATCTAAAGGAGCATTACACGGCTTAACCAGGTTTAGTATGGAGGACGCTCCTGCGAACAGCTTCTTTTTAGAATACTTATCAAGACCACCTACAGCTGAAATATTCTTTGAAGATGTATTAATGGCGTTAGTATTTTATGGTATGCCAATACTTGCAGAGAACAATAAGCCACGTCTTTTGTATTATTTAAGACGTAGAGGTTATAGAGGTTTTAGTATGAACAGACCTGATAAATTGTGGAACAAATTATCTGTAGCTGAAAAAGAAATAGGTGGTATACCAAACTCAAGTGAAGATATAAAACAAGCTCACGCTGCTGCAATTGAAATGTACATACAAGATCACGTGGGTTTAAAACAAGATGGTGGTTTTGGTGATTTATATTTTAACTCACTTTTAAATGACTGGGCTAAATTTGATATAAACAAAAGAACAAAGTTTGATGCATCAATAAGTAGTGGTTTAGCTATTATGGCTAACAATAGACATTTATATGCTCCAAACGCAAAGGTTGAAAAACCTAAACTAAATATAAACATTTCCAAGTATAGTAATACTGGAACTAATTCACAAATAATAAAATAAATATGGCATATTCTAGTAAAAGTTATTTTCCAAGCCAAACAGTCAGTGATGCTGAAAAACTAAGCTATGATTATGGTTTAAAAGTAGCTAAAGCTATAGAAACAGAATGGTTTAATGAAGACAGAAGTAATAATAAATATATGTCTAACATTAAAGATTTTCACAGTTTAAGATTATACGCTAGAGGAGAACAATCAATACAAAAATATAAGGATGAGTTATCTATAAACGGTGATTTGTCCTATTTAAATTTAGACTGGAAACCAGTTCCAATTATATCTAAATTTGTAGATATAGTTGTTAATGGTATTGCTGAACGAACATACGATATTAAAGCTTTTGCTCAAGATCCTTATAGTATAACTGAAAGAACTGAATACATGGAGGCTATAATGGAAGATATGGAAATGAGACAGTTTGACGCTGAGGTAAATACTGATTATGGTATAGACATGAGAAGCACAGAAATAGAATTACCAGATTCACCAGAAGAGTTACAGCTTCACATGCAGTTAAATTATAAACAAGCTATTGAGCTTGCTGAAGAACAAGCTTTAAATGTTTTATTTGAAGGTAATGATTATGAATCTATAAAGAAAAGGTTTTATTATGATTTAACAGTTCTTGGTATTGGTGCTGTTAAAACAAATTTTAATACTTCTGAAGGTGTTACTATAGACTATGTTGATCCTGCTAATTTAGTTTATTCATATACAGATTCACCTAACTTTGATGATATATATTATGTTGGTGAAGTAAAAACAATACCAGTTAATGAACTAGCAAAACAATTTCCTCATTTAACAGAAAGTGATCTTGAGGATATAATGAAAAACAAAAATTATAATAGAAATAATTATAATACTAGATATTCTGGTAAAAAAGAAGACACTAATACTATCCAAGTTTTATATTTTAATTATAAAACTTATATGAATGAAGTTTATAAAGTAAAAGAAACTGGTACTGGTGCAGATAAAATCATACCTAAAGATGATTCGTTTAATCCACCTGAAAACATGGAAGGCGGTTATAGTAGAATGCTTAGATCTATAGAGTGTTTATATGAAGGCGCTTTAATACTAGGTACAGACAAGTTGCTTAAATACGAAATGTCTAAAAACATGATGCGTCCTAAAAGTGATTTTACTAAAGTTAAAATGAATTATGCTATAGTTGCTCCTAGAATGTATGATGGTAAGATAGATTCTTTAGTAAAACGTATAACTGGTTTTGCGGATATGATACAGCTTACGCATTTAAAATTACAGCAAGTAATGTCACGTATGGTTCCAGATGGTGTTTACTTAGACGCGGATGGTCTAGCAGAAGTTGACTTAGGCAATGGTACTAACTATAATCCACAAGAAGCTTTGAACATGTTTTTTCAAACTGGTTCTGTTATAGGTAGATCATTTACTCAAGATGGTGATATGAATCCAGGTAAAATACCTATTCAAGAAATAACATCAGGGTCTGGTGGTAATAAAATGCAAGCGCTTATTGCTAATTATAATTATTATTTACAGATGATAAGAGACGTAACCGGTCTTAATGAAGCTAGAGACGGTAGTACGCCAGATAAAAACGCTTTGGTTGGTATACAAAAATTAGCCGCTGCTAACAGTAACACCGCAACAAGACACATATTACAAGCTGGATTATATTTAACAGCTGAAATAGCAGATTGTTTATCCCTTAGAATATCAGATGTTATAGAATATTCTCCAACTAAAGATGCTTTTATTCAAGCTATTGGCGTGCACAATGTCGCTACACTAGAAGAAATTTCTAATTTGCATTTATATGATTTTGGAATATTTTTAGAGTTACAACCTGACGAAGAAGAAAGAGCTAGATTAGAAAATAATATTCAAATGGCGCTTCAACAAAAAACAATAGAGTTAGAAGATGCTATTGATCTTAGAGAGGTAAAAAATGTTAAGCTAGCTAATCAGCTTTTAAAAATACGAAGAAAGAAAAAAGAAGACAAAGATAGAGCGTTACAAATGCAAAATATACAAGCTCAAACCCAGTCTAATACTCAAGCAGCCCAAGCCGCAGCACAAGCTGATGTTCAAAAAAACCAAGCTTTAAATGCTGGTAAAGCAGAACTAATGCAAATAGAAGCCCAAATAAATGCTCAAAAAATGCAGCAAGAAGTTGAAATGAAAAAAGAATTAATGGCTTTAGAGTTTCAATACAGTATGCAGCTTAAGGGTATTGAAGTTGACGGCATGAAAGAAAGAGAGAGACAAAAAGAAGATCGTAAGGACGAAAGAACAAAAATACAAGCTACACAACAATCAGAAATGATTGAACAAAGAAATAGTGGAAAACCACCTAAAAACTTTGAGTCTGCAGGTAATGATATACTAGGCGGAGGATTTAATTTAGGCGCGTTTGACCCTAGATAAATTTATTAATTATTATTATATTATATTATGGAAGAAAACAAAGAACAAGTAGTCGAGGAGACTAAACAAGATAGCGTTACAAAAGTTGAGATTAAAGAAACTCAAAAAGATGATAACACTACAAAAGTAAATTTAGATAAACCACCAACACCAAAAGAAGAAAAAGATGAAACTAAAAAAAACAACGCTGACGACAGCAGAGTGGCTGCAGAGCCTGAAAATGCCGAGCCCACACAAGAACAAAAAGAAATACAACCGGAAGCAGAAACACAAGAAGCTCCAACGCTAGAAGAAATAACTGAAGATTCTACTGAAGAAGAAGTTACAGAAGTAGAAGAGCAAGTTGAGGAAGCAGTTGCAGAAGCCGAGGCTACTGGAAAACCATTACCAGAAAATATTCAAAAATTAGTAGATTTTATGGAAGA